ATTTACAGGATCTACCGCAAATTTTTCTGGATTAACAATAACTGGAACTGGTAATATACAAACTCTTACAGTTTCAAATTCAATTTCAACACCAAATATAAGTTCTAGTTCTAATATTAATGTCAATTCATCAAGTTTTGATATTAATGCCAACGTTAGTATTGGATCTAATTTTGCAATTGATAAAACCACTGGAGACTTAGCATCAACAGGAGAATTAAAAACTACAGATTCTTTGAACGTAAATGATAAACTATTAATTACAAACTCTGTTATTAGTAGCACAGCTGGTCAGGACATTGAAATGACTCCAGCAACAGGAAATATTGCTAAAGTCAATGGAACAACAGCATTTAAAATTCCTTCTGGTAATACTGCTGATAGACCAACAACAAGTTTAGATGGATATATTAGATTTAATACCGAAACTGCACAGTATGAAGGATATAGTGCATCATCCACATCATGGTCTTCTCTTGGTGGTGTTAGAGACTTAGATGGTAATACTTATATCGTAGCGGAAGAAACTGTAGGTGCAAACGATAACACATTATATTTCTTCAATGATGCCACAAATACACTCAAGTTAACTCCATCATTCTTAGATTTTAGAACTGTTAAGAAAATCTCTTCTGGTAAGTTAGGTTTACCATCTTTTAGTGAATGGACTTCTAACACACCAGTTTCTGTTGATGACTATATCAAATATAGAAATAATGTTTATAGAATAACTGGAGCAGGAACAACTGCTTCTTCTGGAAGTGAACCAACTCACACATCAGGAGATTTAAATAATGGTACTGCACAATTTACTTGGTATTCGAGTGCTGTTGATCCACTAACTTTTGAAGAAATTCTAGAATTGAGAATTGGTCCAAATAAAGATTGTCCTTTAATTATTGGACAAGAACTTAAGTTAGATGATAACACGATTTCCACACAAGTTCAGGATTTAATTATTAAACCAAATGCAGGAAAACAAGTTATTGTTGATTCTGTAACTCATTTCAGAATTCCCGCTGGTAATAATAACCAAAAATCTATTGCTGCTGCTGGACCCGGTTCTATTAGGTTTAATACAGAAATTTCACAATTTGAAGGATACAGTGGTGCTAACTGGTCTTCTCTTGGTGGAGTTAGAGATGTTGATGGTAATACATATATCATCCCAGAAACTGCTCCTGCAGCAAATGAAAATATTTTATATTTTTACAATAATAATATTAACACTATTCAATTAACAGAAACTGTTTTAGATTTTACAAGTATCGACACTATCACAACTAGTGGAGGAACAAATCTTGCTCTCGATACACAAACTCTTACATTAAATAGCAACGCTACAACTATAGACAATAGCGATTCAACTAGAACATTTATTAGCACCACAAAGCAATATCTTGATATCGGTCTTTCTTCTGGATTAAATACAGATCCTGTTCTTAGATTTGATGATCAGGGTGACATCTTTTTCAATACTACATTTGGGTCTGGTTCTTTTAATGGAGTTAAAATTTTTGACGGAGAATTAAAAGAATTTGAGTTAGCAGATTATAAAATTAGTTCTGCTACTTTTACATTAGACAAAGGCGGATTGGAATCATCTTCTGTGGTTCTTTATGATAGTACAACTTCAAAAGGTTGCAAAGTAACAGTTGTTTCCAAATCAGACTCAGGAAAACGATCTATGGCAGAGTATTCTGTTATAGATAATGGCACTGATATTTTCTTTAGCGAATATGCTTCTTTAAATACTTCTTCTGATCAATTTACATCAGCATTTGATTTTACTTCTTCGACAGAACCAAGAATTACAGTTACATTAACAGATGATCACACTATTGCTGACATTATTAACTTCACTATACTAATTCAGGAACTTAAGTAAAATGGCATCAAACTTACGAAAATTTGACTCCCTTGGTGGATTTTCTGTAGCAGAATTAATTCACGTTGACGACAAACATAATGCAAAAGAGTTTAACTCAATTGAAATGAAAAATTCGTTTCATTCAGATAGTAAAACTACAAATTATATTTTGCGAGGATTAAATACTTCTACTCTACAGTTAGATGATGTTGGCACATCGATTACTATCGATAGTAATACTATGAATTTTATTACTGGACATTTTATTGGAGTAAATCCAACTGGTGTTGTCTACACTGGAAAAATTGAAAGTGCTGTTTATTGTAGTGGAGTTGGTGCAGTTTCAGAACTATCCAATATGTTAACCATTATTAAACATGATGTTCCTGTTAGCGAGACTTGGAGTATCGAATCTTTTACGGCAACAAATCGTTTTAGTTATTCTACAGTAAGATCAGGAACTGTGCAAACAATTAAGTGGGCAGTATCCACAGAAGTTATCAGTATTGCTTGGGCTTAATGCTAAATATAATATAGGAAAAAAAGTCAAGAGCACGGGAACACCATGAGTTTTCATATTAATTCCGACAAAGAAAAAATTAAGGGTGTAAACCCTAAACTTATCGGTGATAATGAGACTACTATTAGAGTTGGCGCGGGAGCTAATGAACGAGAAGTAATGCGTTTAGAGCTAGATGCTCAGAGCGGATTACCTCGCATTGGTATTAATAGAACTGGTCAAAGAGTTAACAATATTGATATTACTGCTGGTGGTTCTGGGTATACATTAGCACCTACTGTTGTTATTGATCCACCACCGGCAGGTGGAACGCAAGCTCTTGCTTCAGCATTTGTTTTTGCAGGAGAAGTTGTATCAATTGCTGTCAATGATCCTGGTAATGGATATACTTCTGTTCCAAACGTTGTCTTTAATGGCGGTAATGGAGCTGGTGCTGCAGCGACTGCAGTTAGAGACACTGTTGATTTTGAACTTGATATCAATGGAGCTATCAGAACTTCAACATCTATCATTTCTGATACTGCAAGAATTCTCAACCTAGACATTGAGAATTTTGTTACTCCAGATTTGAATATGAGGGCACCAAACCTCAAAACATATATGAATGGCACTGGAACGCCATGGGCTTCTAATATTATTGTATCTGAAAATTCTTACAGATACTCACAAGGAAATATATACCAAGCAATTAATACCGGTACTACTGGAACACTTCCACCTACACATAAAGATGGTATTGTATTAAATGGTGATGTTAACTTTAAACATATTGGTTTTAGAGTATCTGATCCAAATAGTTTTAAATTTTTAGAAACAGGAGAATCTGGTGAGTTCCCACGTTCTATTACTCCTCTCCTAGGTGATCGATCAGATAAGATTGCTACTACAGAATACGTCCTCAACCTGGCAACGAATGACGTTGGTGGTCGTGTTTATGTTTCGGCACAAATTGGTTCTGATTTAAATGATGGTCGTTCTGCGGTAAACCCAGTTAGAACTATCAAGAAGGCAGCACAGATCGCGTGGTCCACGCCCGGTATTAAAGAGACCCTTATTGTTTCTGGTGGTGATTATGTAGAAGATAATCCAATCTCACTACCACCCGATTGCTCTGTTGTTGGTGATAACCTTCGTTTGGTTATTATCAGACCAGCTAACCTTGGAAAACACATCTTCAAGTTTGGTGATAAAAACTATGTTACTGGTGTAACATATAGAGATAGAATTGATGCCAATGGCGACCCAGTTGGAACTTGGGATTTTGCTATGGTCTTTGACGATAAGCAAAGAGTTCTTATTGATAATGAGGTAAATGGAGATTTTGGCGTAGAGTTTCCAATTGGTCATCAAATTTTTGGACCAGAAAGATTCCGTATTGGATTTCAAAATAATACAGGATTGTCTTTATTACAATCGGGAATTCAAGCTGTAGGTTTAAACACTGGTGCTAGAGCATCCATTTTTGATGTTATTTTTGATACCACTACTGGAAATGATGCATATACTAGTGGTAGTATAGATGTACAAGTAAAAGCAGGTTCTCCAATTCAAGGTGATCAATATAATTATGTGACGTCAGCAAGTACTGGGGGATCTTTATCTTTAACAATCAGTCAAACTGCTGGTGAAAATATTCTTAGATTTACAACAGATCCATCTTCTACTATTCCAGTAAGTGCATATGTATATCTAGATGATACCGATGACTCTAGTTTTACTCAAGGATATTATCAAGTAACAAGTATTGATGATACTAATGCCCCAACATATTGGGATGTTCAATTTATTTCTCTTCTAGATTCTTCTGACTGGGATACATCTCAAGCAGAAACGATTACAATTAATTCTGCAACTCCAGTTGTCAACACAATTGATACTATAAGTTTAAAATCTATTAGAGCTGAAGGTGAAGTTGTATCTTATGATGAAGATATTACTTCAACTCTTCCTATCTCTAGAATTGATTTCTCTTTACAGGGAGATCCAAGTATTACAACAGGAGGATTCCAAGAATCTCAATTTGGTAGTTCGGAAGATATTGGTGGTATTGTATTCTACACAAGCGCACTAGTTGGTAGAACCAATACACACGAACTAAAAGAAGGTCAAGAAATTATTCTTGAGAATTTACCTACTTCAAATCCTAATTTATCTTTCTTGAATGGCAAGCAAAGAATTTATAAAGTTCTAGAAGATGCTGATGGTCGTGCCAGAAGATTTGTAATTCCGAAAAAATTCCCGGCATTTACAGTTGCTAACTTTAATCCAGGTGAATTTGCTACAGTAAAATCATATACAAAAAGTGTTACTTTATCATTACTTAACTCACCAAACAAATTTCCTCTTGCATCTCCCGTCGAAAGAAGATATCAAGATGCTTGCCAGTTAATTAGAAACAATAGAGAGTTTATTGCTGATGAAGTAGTTGGTATTATTAACGATCAGTTTAAATCAGAATATTATTCTGTATACAATTTAGATGCAGTTAATAATACTTTTGATATTTTCCTAGGAACACTTGATCACCCAAACACATACGTTAGTGGCGGTACTATAACTTTTAGTGGTAATTCTTACAATATTAGTGATTTTGTATATGATACATCTATAACTGGTGTTGCTACAATTACTACTACTGCAGCTGCTATATCTACACTGTCAGAAGATGACACTGTTCAATTAGCAGATATCTTAATTTCTTGTTCTGCTGGTCAGAAAATTTACCCTGCATATAGTGCCCCAACAAATTCAAACATTGGAACAAATGGAGATGAGCAGTGCAGACAAGATGTTATTCATTTTTTAAATGCTCTTGTTCGAGATCTTGAATTTGGATCCAACCACAATATTCTTGAAGCTGCCGGTAAGTATGTTGTCGATGGTAAAATTGCATACATCGAAGATGAAATTTTACAAAATGTACGTGCCATTGAATATGCCAGAGAATTGGCAATTTATGCAATGTGTAATTGGAGGATTAAGGATAGAACAATTAATGATCCTGTTTACACAGTAAAACATTCTACACTACCCAGATATATTGATGATACTATAATTTCAGCAACTGCAGGTGATCCTGCATGTGATGATGTGAGATCTGCTATTGATACATTATCATATCTTTGGGCAGATGTTATCACAAATAATGCGTCTGGAACATATCTCGATGCTGCTTATCTAATTGCTAAGAACGCAGATTTAATTGCGGATCAAGCACTAATCAATACAGAAACAACATATCCAACTTTAAATCTTTCAAACATTCGTCAAAGAAAATGTCGTAGAGATATTAGACTTGTAATTGAAGGTCTTGTAAGAGACTTAGTTCTTGGAGGAAACCATGGTATTGTTTCTGCTGCAGAATCGTATTTTAGTGGAACTGTTCTTTCTGGAATTCCAGAAGCGCAATTGGATGAAACCAGATATGCATTCCAGCAAGTAAAAGATCTTGCTATTGCAGCAATGCGTAATTGGTCCGATGGCGATGTTGTACCAACAACACCAACAGGATCTACATATGCTCCAACTACTGGAGTATTTACAGTAACTTTCCCCAATCTTGCTATCATACCATCCCTTCAGGATAGGATTGCTTTTGCTGAAGGAGCTATTACATATAGTTGTGCTGCTAACGGTGGTGGTAATGACGCAAGTCCCTATAGAACTGATCTAAATTTTGGACAAAGTTTCGCGCTTACAAATGTTTCATCTTCTGGAGGAAATACTACAATTACTGCTAATGTTGGAGTTGCTGGATCTAACACAGATGTACATACGTTCGTAAGTGCCTTATCAAATGGAACTAAAATTATTTACAATCCATTTGCTACCACTTCACCTATTCCTAAGTTTGAGGATTGGAGTATTCTTGAAGACAGTGCAAACCCATCTTGTGCTGCTATTGCTTCTGCTATCACAACATCATTAGCAACTTTCGATAGTATTTTAGAGTATGCTTCTGATACTGTTAATGGTTCTGCCCCCGGTTCTATTACTCAAACTTTTGGAACTTTATTTGATTTTGCTGCTATTATCAATTATCCAGATAGTTTTATCTACGATTTTAATAATCAAAAAATGGCAGTTCGTGGTAGATTTGATGATCTACCAATCATTGAAGCATCACCATATACACAGAATGCTTCTATTATTTCTTTCAGAGGTGGTGGTGGTGCTCTAATCGATGGAGACAAAGTTAAGCAACCTAACTGCCCCTTCGCTGGTCTAGAACCAGACGGAACAGCATCGTTCCCCAATCAGGGTAAGTCGATGGTTGCTGCGGCATTCACGATTGTCTCCTTTGGTGGCACAGGATATAAAGTTATCAATGATGGTTATACCCAATTAGTTTCTGTCTTCGTTATCTTCTGTCAAGATGGTGTTCTTTCTGAATCTGGTGGATATGCATCTATTACAAACTCCGCCACAAACTTTGGTACGTTTGCTTTAAGAGGAACAGGTTTCCGTAAAGACGCATATGAGTTTGATGCAGGAATTATAAACACTGTTTCACAGACTCCAACTGGTAGAACAACTCTTCGTATTGGAGATATTGGAAGAGAACCATTAGAACATTACATTGTTAAACTTGATGGATATAGAAATGCAGATCCAGATAAAGAATTCTTTATTGATGCTGTATCTGAAGTTACTGTTGGTCCACCATTTTCTGCAACACTTACTATTGATGATGGTATAGGAAATGGTCTTTCTTTGATTAGAGAGTCTGATGGAGCTACTATCTCCGGTTTAACGGCACTGCAGCAAGCACTGACGCCTGCAGGAGCAACAAACGCAACTATAAGATTACACAGACCATCTATTGTTAATAGTTCTTCTCATACTTGGGAATTTGCCGGTTCTGGTAATAATTACCTTGCACTACCAGAGAACGGTGGAACTAAAGTTGAAGCAAATGAACAAGTTTCTGAAAATTATGGTAGAACATATGTTTCTGGTACTGACGAACTAGGAGACTTTAAAGTTGGTACATTCGCGAGAATTGAAAACAGAACTGGTAATATTACTTTCACAGGTACTGTTACAATTTCGGAAGTTGAATTCCTGAAATTGAAAGGTGGCGATGTTGTTGTTACTGGTTTTGATAACTCTAATACTCTTGGTGGTGCCAATACCAGTGATTCTAAACTACCCACTCAGAAAGCAGTTAAGGATTATATTACCAACAACCTTGGTCCATATATCAACAAACCATATTCTACGAACGCTGTTCCTAGAGCACTAGTAGAACTTACCGACTCTGGTAAGATTTCCATTGACCAAATTCCAGCGTTAAGACCTTTCCAAGTCTTCACTGTTCCTGATCTAGCAGCAAGACTTGCTCTTGAAGGCGCACTTGCTGGTGACATTGCAATTCAACAGGGACTTGCTTCACTCAACTTTATTTCTTCTTCTATTGACACAGGCACCGATGAAATTACAATTCTAAATCATGGTCTTACCAATGCTAAGTTGGTTACTTATAGAGAAGTGACAGGAGCAACAGCACCAACACCCCTCAATAATGCACAAGAGTATTATGTAATTGTTATTAATGCTAATACTATTAAGTTAGCAGCATCTGAGGTTAACGCAAATTCTAATACCGCCATTGATATTACTAATGCTGGTTCCGGAAGCCACATTTTAGAACCAGAAGGATCTACACAAACATTGATTCTAAACAATGATCTTGATAGTTTGTTCTTGGCATTTGCAGTAGATTCAAGTCTCGTATTTAATATAAATGATGTTTATACAGGTACACCTTCCACAGGTAGAATTCAAGCTACAGAATATAGAGAGGGTGTACTTCACAAAATTAACATCTCAAACGGTGGTTCTGGATATACAGTTGCCCCTACTGTAAGTATTAGTGGTGGCAATCCTGTTAGTGGTGCTGTTCCAGCATCTGCGACATGTACCATTGCTAACGGCGAAGTTGTTACTATCACAATTGAAAACAACGCTGGTTTAATTGGTGGTTCTGGATATACAACACAACCAGTAGTTACTATCGCAGCACCTCCTGGAGCTGGCACACAAGCAACTGCGGATGCATTTATTGAAAGCAGATTGTATGGCGATATTGTTAACAATATCAAGATGGTTGATACTGATACGTTTGATGATAGTGATTCACCGAGTGCAAATACGGTTAATATTACCAGAGTTGTTAATACTTCTTCTAATGATGTTAATAACTGGGTATCTTTATCATCAAACCAAATTGCTGCTTCTGATATTACTTCTGGTGTTATCGAAACAGACAGATTAGCAACCGGTGGTGCTGCAAACTCCTTCACATTCCTACGTGGTGATCAGAACTTTGCTCCTGCTGTACAATCTATTAAAGGTGCTGAAACAAGATACTTTGCAAGACTATTTACGACAGCATCAATAGGCGCAAGTGCCTTTATTTTCCAATTCAATCAAAATGCTTTAATTGGTCATGTAGTTGTCGCTAGTGTAGCAGGAATTCCAGCAAATACAACTATTAACGGTGTTTCAACTGTTGCTGGAATCACAACAGTTTCAATTAATAATCCTATCACTGCTGATATTGCATCAGGAACAGTTATAGAATTTGAAAGAGGTAGTTCCCCTCTAACATTTGACTCTTCAAACACAACCGGTAATTTTATTGATAGCGTTGTTATTGCCAACCCTGGTAGTGGTTATACTAATGGACAATTTTTTGATATTAGTCTAGATGGTGGCGCAGGGGTTAATCTTAGAGCTAATTTAATTATCTCTGGTGGTGAAGTTACTGACGCTACCGTAACAAACGCTGGTAGTGGTTATACTTCCGACTTCCAAGTCACTCCAAATCCAGCTACTATTGGTGCTGGATCTAACTTAGTTCTTCTTGCAAAAGTTAGCACGGTTAATAAACAGTTTGCTAATGTTGCCATTGATGTTCAGAGAGTTTCTGATCTGACTATTTCTGCTGATGAATTTGGATCTATTGGTGTTGCCAGATTCAGAAAATCTCAGTTTAATATTGGTCAAGAAGGAAATGGATCTATTACAATTAAAACAGGTAATCAGAGTGGACTTGACGCTGATTTACTTGATGGTGCTCAAGGGGATTTCTACTTAGACGGCACTAATTTTAGTGATAGAAGTATTGGACCAGACAAACTTAAAGATGATACTTATGGTATTAATATTGGTGGCAGATCTGGTAATACTCTAAGACTGCTGACAGGTACTAGCAATCCAGCATCTAATTTATCACCAAGTGAATCAGTTGAAGGTGTATCAGTCAAAACTGTATTTAATAGTTCTAATGGTCTATTGACTGCATTCCCAAGTGTAGATACTGGAGCTTCTAACTCCGCCAAGCATTTGGTGATGACTCTCCGTAATGGTGGGTCTGGTATCGACACTTCGTTTGGTGGTGTAAGACAACTTGCGTTTGCAAATGATGATAGACTTTATTTACGTGGTTCCGGTGATGCTGTATCGTCTTACGGATCTTGGTATGAGATTTGGAACTCAGGAAACCAAGGTATTGATTCTGGATTAGATGCCGATAAACTTGATAACAAACAGGGTGCTTGGTATCAAGATGGTTGGAATATTCAGAAAAATGAAATCTTTGATACAAGACTTCCATCATGGAGAAGTTCTACTAAGTTCAGAGATAAGATTGAAATTAAATCTTTCTCTGGATCAGATGTCTCTTATAGAATTCTAGTAAGGCAAGTCCTTGATGCTGCAGCAGGAGGAGATTTTTCACCAGGATCTCAAATCAATATTTACAATATTAACAAGCAAGATATTGGTGATTTCTTCATTGATCTTGCTCCACAATTAAATGATGCTAATGATTCTGCTAATAGTTACACAATGCTTATTGGTAGATTGGCATCTGGTGGTAATCTTGAGGATGCAGTATTCCTTGGTGTTGCGGGTGATGAAAGACGCTTTGAAAATTATGAAATTTATGACAGCAACACAACACAGTTTGCTGAACTTGGAAACAATTCTGGTGATGGATTCTTAAGACTTGGAAGATATGATGGTTTGTTCTCTACAAGTCCATACATACACTTCAATTCGTCTCAAGCACAAGCAGTAGATAACAATGGAGATCCTACTTACAACTCTGCTATTATTGCAACTGGCGGTACTACTGCTGAGGGATCTGGTAGTCTTGAGTTTAAAGTCGTTGATGAAAATGAACTAACAGTTAATAACAACATTATTTGGAACGCAGGTAATGTTGGATTCAACTCTGCTAATGTAGTTTCTACAGCATCACTCAAGTCTGCTGTGATGAGAGATACCTCTGGTAATTTTACTGCCGGTACAATTACTGCTGGTGTTATTGGTGCTGCTTCTCTCAACGTATTAAAAACTGGTGATACCATGACTGGTGGATTGGTCATCACCGGTAATAACAATATTAATATTCAAGGAACTGGTACTCTTAATGTTGGTGGTAATACTACATTAGGAGCAGATTTAACTGTTGATAGTGGAACTCTATATGTTAATTCCACAAATAATAGAGTTTTAATTGGTCAAACTACAGAATCAAATCCTGTTAAATTTAATGTTTACACTGCAAGTGGAGATACTGAGTTTGCAACAGGATCAGCATTATCTTCTCAGACAACACTATATCAATCAAGTGTATTCAATCAAGTAAATACTGGTGAATCTGGTATTGTATTACAGCACGGTGCTTCTGCTGCCGCCCAATGGGGCATCACAGCACATAGAACTTCTGCTAATGTTGGTGAACTAATTATTAGAACCAGAACAGCAACTGCTACTTCTGCAACACGACTCACTATTTCCAATGGTGGCAATGTTCTTCCTGGTGCTGATAGCGACCAAGATTTAGGTGGTGATACTTTAAGATGGCAAAATATTTACAGTGATATTACACATGCACTTAACAGTGTAAGGATTGCGAAAGGAACTGCAAACCAAGAAGCAGATCTACAGTTTAGAGGTGGTGGAACTGGTGCAGGTGGCGGTAGAGGATTCCGTTTAGGAACTAATATTGGCGGTGGAGCTGATTTATTTGAAATCTATGCATCAGAAACAGTAGGAGACACTGACTGGAAGAGTCTCGCAACTCCAAATTCATTACCACCAGCACTTGCAATTCAAGGTGAAAATAACAGAGTTGGTATTAATACCAACGTTTTCTCAGGCACAGATACTAGTTCAACTCCAAATGTTAATAGAGATTATATCCTGAATGTTCAGGGTGATATGAACCTCAACGGTCAATTCTTCCAAAATAACGAGGAGTTTGTTACTTCTAGATGGACAGAAGCTACTAACCAAACAGATATCTACAGACTATCTAAAGTAGGTATTAATGTTGCTGATCCAACAGATACATTAGAAATTATTGGTAATGTTAATATCAGAGGTACTAACTTCACGGGCGGACAATGCGATGATGTATTAGAAGCAAATGGTGAAAAACAGTATATTGATACAAAAGGTGTTATTAAGAGAAACAGCAATGAAATTTCTGAGGATCTTACAATTGGTTCTAATGATAGATGCATGTCAACCGGACCTATTGAAATTACTGGTAATGTCGTGGTGACTGTAGCAACGGGTGGTGTATGGGTTGTGTTATAAATAATTAAGACGCCTAAGGAATACACATGGGAGCTGTAAAAGCTGATATCTTTACTTCCACGGGCGGGTCTACTGGTATTTTGGGTTTTCCAACTGGAACAACTGCACAAAGACCCAGCCCCGCTCAGGAAGGATTTGCAAGGTACAATACTGATATTGGTGCCATTGAAATTTATTACTCTGGTGCTTGGAATAAACTTTCTTCTGGTGCAACTGGTGGAGCAGATGGATCTTCGTCAGCAAATGCTTTTGTAAATTTAGAAGATATTGTTGGTTTATACGACAATGGAACATATAATTTATGGACCACTATTGGTGGAAATACTTCAGCATTCCAAATGCCGATTTGTTTTGATCACGGTGGTCCTTGGTATGTTTTAAGTTTTAATTTTCCAACATATGGATTTAATGAAACTAATAACACATTGTGGTCATGGGCATATAATACTACCACTTCAAGTTCTTTAAAAAATATCCATGATGACTTTGTTCATCATCACTTCTCTAGATCTGGTAATCAATATGGTTGGCAGATGGCAAATGCCGAACGAAATAGAGAAGATATGGCAGGAATTGGTGGATCTGGAGTTTCTGGATATAACCAAAACAATGGTGGAGGTGGTAATAGTGGCTATGTTGATATCAATTACTACAATCATGCGTCAAATGGCAATTTCACCAGTGCTCAACTAAATGCTTTGCGTGATACAGTTACTCAACTATCGCATTTAACACCACACTATTCATTTACAGCTGATAGTGATGGCAACAATGCAGGTAATGTTGGTGATTGGACAGTTGACAATGATGAAACAACTTTAGGTTATGGACATTGCAACTGGATCAAAGATAAAAATGGTCAAGCACAAAGAACCAGTAATGGTTTTGAAAACGCTGATAATAACGGTTTCTGTGGTTTCTGGACTCATAACCAATACTCTAGATATTCTATTCCTTATAACTGGGTATGGGCGCAAACAGTTGGAGATCCACAGGGGTTAAGAACTGATGCTTTAATTATTCCAAATGAAATTAAAGGATACACTGGATCAGGTGGTGGCAGTGCATTTGGAACTTATTTTAGTGGTGCTGTAGGCAAAGTTAATAACCGTGCTATATTTCTCTGTAGGTAATAAAAATGAGTAGAGTAGAAGCAGACAATTTTTATAGTGCTGGTTCAGCATCAACTGGTGCTTTAGGAATTCCTAAAGGATCGGAAGGTGAAAAACCTGTAAGTAATTTACCTCAAGCTGGTCTTCGTTACAATGAAACCACTGGAGGAATTGAGTTGTATGCAGATAGTGCATGGTCTAGTTTTGGTTCTGGAGGTGCTGATGGATCTAATTCTGCCTCTGCATTTGGATATTTGTCTGAAGTAGACGGTCTTTATACTGGCACTCAGAATTTATGGACTACTGCTGGTGGACAAGTTTCTCCATTCCAGATTAGTGTAAATTTTGATATTGTTGGTGGACCTTGGTATGAAGCTTCTTTTTCGTTTCCAGATGGCATTACTAGTGGTGGTATGAACAGTGATATGGTTCATGTCACCAATAGTGCTACCAACGATGGTTTCAAAGGTGCATATAATGAAAATGTAAATGTTGGGTATGGAGCACAAAATTTCCCTTCTCTGTATGGTCATAGTGTTACTGCTACTCAAGGTGAAGGTATCACGGTAACAGGAGAAGTAACGACAGGATCTTCTGGTGGTACTACAAGTGTTAGATCAATTAATTATTTGAACCACGCAACTAATTCTAATTTTTCATCTACACAATTAAATGCATTGAGAAATATTATTAGTAAGTTGTGTCCAGCAACTCCTTTTGTTGGTTCTGATTATGACTCTGATGGTAATCAGTCAACACAAATTGGTTGGGAAAGACCTTGGGATCGTTACGCTGAAGGTGGAACTGGATATGCACATATTGTGTATATTCGCGATGTAGATGGAAATACTCAAATGGCATGTGTGGGACAATCAGACCCATCAAACAATGGTCAAGCATACCTTTGGACAGAAAACACATTCCAAAGAGTTAGAAATTATATTGATGGTGAGGAAGCTGGTGTAGGTGCCGAACCATATGGTTTGTTAAATAGTAAGATGATTTTACCAGCGCAATGGTTTGGTTATACTGGATCCGGAGGTGGTGCTGCTTTTGGTGCCTATTATAATTCGGATATTGGTAGAAAAAACAACAAAGTAGTATTCTTATTTAAATAAAAGTCATGAGCACAGTACAATCCAATCTTTTCGTAACGATAGGTGGCGACACTGGAGCCATGAAACTTCCTGTTGGAACTACATTAGAGAGACCACAGACACCACAAACTGGTTATCTTAGATTTAACAGCGATGATAAAGCTTTAGAGTATTATACAAGCACACAATGGAAACAAGTTGCTGGAACTAAAAAAGGAAGTAATCCTGCTGCAGCATTTGATTCTTTAAATGAAGTTGATGGAGCATATAGTGGTCAACAAGTTTTATGGACTACAGCAGGTCAAGGAAGTAACATCATGCCTTTCAGAGTCTTGGTTGACTTTGATGCTGCTGGTGGTCCTTGGTATGTAATCACTCCACAAAATTATCCTGGTGGAACGGGAAACTCCAAATATGTGTTTGGTGGTGCTGGATATAACATGTCAGATAATGACATCATGAAACAATCATATACACAGAATGTGGATATTGGTTTAGGTCAAGGATCACAAAATGTCAGATCTCTCTTTGGACTCACTGACAATGCAAACTATGGTCAATTAGAAACTGGAGTTAGTGGAGCATTTACTCCATCTGATAATAGCAATAACATGTATGCATGGTTCCCGTATTTTTATTACAACCATGCTACAAGTAGTCATTTTGCGGATGACCAGGTAAGAGCAATTGCGTCATCAATTAACACACTATCTCCATTAACACCATGGATTGGTGTTGATTCTGATTCTGATAGTAATAGTTCTGGAAACACTAATACTTCATGGAACTCTTATAATACCAGTGGTCTTAGTAATGGACACACTACTTGGATTAAAGATTTAAATAATAATGTTCAGAGAATGCAAAATGCATTTTCTAGTAATAACGAATCTTGTGTTTATGTTTGGACAAGAACTAGTTTTTCTAGGTATAATACTGGTGGTGGATTTAATAATTCAAACGGATCTCCATCAGGACTACTTACAGATGCAATGATTATGCCAATTTTCCACAAATACTGGACAGGATCTGGTGGTGGTTCTGGATTTGGACCTTACTTTAACCCAGCAATTCAAAACAGAATTAACGGATATACCTATATGCTCGTAAAATAATATGAATGAACCTATTGAATTTGGCGATGTTTTGCCAAAAACTTTATTTGATGAAATTGGAGAAGAATTATTTAAAAAAGGTTGGAAACTATCAAATAAATCTGCTAAAGGAACAAAAAGATTTTGGACACAGCATCAGGTAGATAATCCAATTTTTAATAAAGCTGGGGAGATTGTATTAGAAAAAGTAAAAGAATACACTGACAAAAGTATTAAGTTAGTTAGAATTCACTGCAACGGACAAACAACAGGTCAAGATAGCGCAGCTCATGTTGATTTTTGGGAAGATAATGTTTGGACTTTTATTTTATTCACTAATAAGTTTTGGGATGTTAGGTTAGGCGGCGGATTCAATGTTATAAATCCAGAATTAAAAAAACATCAATACTATCACTATGCATCCAATTGGGGTGTGTTAATTCCATCTAAGTGGATGCATTGGGGTGATCCCCCAAACTCTCATACTGATGAATTAAGAACTTCGGTTGCTTTTTCTTTTACAATTGCCGATCAATATGATATGATTAAACAGAAAGCAATTGAAAGTGAACCATCTAAATGATTTACAATCTAAGTAATCCTGTTACTGCAGATTACAAACAATTTAAAAACATTGTAACCTCATCAGATTTTCCGTGGTTGTACAGTAAAACTACAAACATTAATTGTGAGGAAAATGATTGTGAATTGTTTTGCCATCCTTTACTACAGAGACCAGGACCAGGATCAAGATTTACAAAACAGTGTAGCAACTATACAGAGTTATCTGTGCATGTTGCCGAACAAATTTTAAATTACAATAAAGTTGAGTTTGAAACGTTTTGTCGCATGGCAGTCAACTTTACATATAACACTAAAGTTGGAAGTCCAAAACACGAAGATCATCCATTCCCACACAAAAATTTATTAGTATACCTCAGTTCTTTTGAGGATGGTTTTACTGTAGTATGTGATGAGGATGAAATACACAAATCAAAACCAGCAGAAGATTTGCCGATCGTTTTTGCTGGACCACATTACAACGAACCGCCATCATCTGGAAACAGAATTGTTCTTATCGCAACCTTTATATAAATGACTATTGAAATTATTGATGATGCTTTAGCGCCAATGGAGATGGCTGCAATGGAAGGTCATCTAATGGGACAAGATATTCTTTGGAACTGGAATGAAAATATTGTTGCCGAAGAAAAAAGAGAATGTGAGAAAAAATATGACCAACAAATGACACATTTGTTTTATATGAATCCTACATTTATGTCTCCAGATTATAGGTGTCTGGAACCTCTTTTTTATAAATTGAATGCTAGTGTTATGGTTCGGGTCAAAGCTAACCTAACATTTTGCACGGAAAAAAATATTCTTACAGGATGGCACACTGATGTAATTGAATCTTGGGGGAAAGAACATAAAACAAAAACAGCAATTTATTATGTAAATGACACTAATGGATACACTATGATTAGAGATGATGATGGTGTAGAAACTAAAGTAGAAGGTAATAAAAACAGACTAGTTATTTTCCCATCACATTACAATCATGCAGGTGTCACTTGTACATCTCCCAGAAAAAGAATTGTAGTTAACGTTAATTATCTATGATAAATAACTTTATACACAATTACATGTGATAACCTATGGATCCCGCACAACTTAAGTCTAATTTTGAAGAGCAAATTGCTACAACTGAAAAGCAAATTGCTGAACTAGAAACAAATCTAGTCAAAGCAAAAGAATATAAAATTAAACTGGAAGGAGGTCTAGAAACTCTAGGTCTTCTAGAAGACAAACCTGAAGAAGAAGCAGCACCTGCAGCAGAAACAACAGAAGAATAACTCTTAGATCCCTTCTTCCTAAATAGGTAAGAAGGGATTTTTGTGTGTAATGGCGTCTCCAAATTCAAGAGCTGATCTTATCACATATTGTAAGAGGCAACTTGGTGAGCCTGTATTACAAGTTAACATTGATGATGAGCAAGTAAATAATGTTATTGATGATACTTACCAGTTCTTCCAAGAGAACTGTTACAACGGTATGGAGAGATGTTTTCTGAGGCATGAGATTACTGCTGACGATATAACTCGTTTCAATAATAAAGCAACAACATCATCTGGAACAACAAATTGGGAAGAGTCTACCAACTATATTCCAGTTCCAGATCATGTAGTTGGCATCAGCAAAGTTTTTGGTTTAGTCAGCAACTCAATTAGATCTAATCTCTTTGGTGTTGAGTATCAGATGTTTCTGAATGATCTATATGCATTCGGATCTCTTGATATTGTCAACTACTTTATGAATAAGCAGTATCTAGAAACTCTAGATATGATTCTGAATAATGGTTCGTTCCAACAGTTCAGATATACACAGCGTCGTGATCGTTTATATCTTGACATCAATAAAGCATTCCTCAAAGAAGATACCTATCTTGTAATTGAGGCACATAGGATGATTGATCCTACAGATGCTACAGAGATGAATAATGATATGTTTGTCAAGAAATATGCTACTGCTCTTATGAAGAGACAGTGGGGTCAAAACTTGATTAAATATAACAACGTTCAACTACCTGGCGGTATCACGCTTAATGGTAGAGAATTGTATACAGACGCATTAGGCGAGATTGAGAAAATCGAAAGCGAAGTTCTCAGTAAGTACGCCATCCCACCTATGGATATGATCGGATAAGATGCCTACTAGTCCCTACTTTCCAACTTACTATTCAGGACACAGCGGTGAGCAAGGTCTCGCACAGGATCTTGTGGACGAACAAATTAAACTGTTCGGAACAGACATATACTACATTCCTAGAATAGCTCTAAAAGATAACACTCTTAACGAGGTTAGATACTCTAAGTATCAAGAACATTTTCAAATTGAGATGTTGCTTCAAAACGTCATGGGATTTGGAGACAATGCTGAGTTCATCTCCAAGTTCGGTTTAAGAATTACAGATGAGATTATCTTCCGAGTATCTACTAGAAGATGGGACGAAGAAGTAGCAGATCATAATCCTACTATTACTGTTGAGAGTAGACCTAACGAGGGAGATCTGCTTTACTTCCCACTAACAAAAGATATCTACGAGATTAAATTTGTTGGTAAGGAAGAACCATTCTTCCAGTTTGGTAAGATCCAATTCTATGCTATCACTGCTGAGATCTATGAGATCGGTAGTGATGACTTTGATACTGGAGTTGAGGAGATCGATGATGTGGAAGAAATATTTGCTAATAGCATCAAACTCTTTATGGATCCCGGTGGATCTGGAGACTTTACTGTTGGAGAAGAGATTGTTGGTGATGAGTTCCTAGCGAAAGCAACAGGAACAACTGATGGTGATGCTGTAGATAGTATCACTATTACAGATGGTGGATCACATTATAAGCAAGCAACTCCACCAACAGTTACTATTACTGGAGGAGGTGGAACAGGTGCTACAGCAACTGCTGCAGTTAGTTCTACTGGTCTTGTCAATAGTATTCTAATTACATCAGGTGGAACTGGTTATACGAGTGCTCCTACTGTTACTATTGATTACTCGCCTAAGGACAATAGAGCAGAAGTCAAGTCTTGGGATAGCACAACCAGATCTCTGGAAGTATACAATAGAACAGGAACCTTTACTACTGCCGAAGTAATTACTGGACTAACTTCAGGTGCTACCTGGTCTCCAGAAACATTTGACACTCTAAATAATACGAACAGTAACTACGATCAAAATAGACAGATCGAAGATTCTG